GCTGCTTGTTTATTCTGTGGAGCTCAAGCTCTTGCTATGGCAGATATCGGTTTGCCTGAAATAGTTGAAGACACTTTCGACTATGGAAACCAAAACGGTATTTCTATCGGTAAGATCATGGGTCTTAAGAAACCTAAGTACAATTCTGACATTTCTGGTCAGGATGAAGACTTTGGTGTAATCAGAGTAGATTGCGCATTTTAATTAAGATAGGGGTGGTCTTCGGACCACCTCTTTCTACTAAACAGGAGTTTTAAATGGAAAGAAAAACTATGAAAGTTATCTCAGAAACAGATTTATATGTATCACTAAAAACTGGTGATGCTGTTCGTTTGTACGCAGGAGAAGCAAGAGAATTCCCAGAGTATATTGGATATGCTTGTATACAAGCTGGGGCTAAGGAAGTAAGAGAAGAACCTAAGCCAAAGCCTGAACCTAAAGCAAAGCCAAAACTCGTTAAGAAAACAGAGAAAAAAGAAGAAGACTAGATGGCTGGTACGTTACAAGCACAACACATATTATCCAGGGTGCGTAATACACTTCAGGATAATACTGGTGTGCGTTGGACCGACGGTGAATTATTTGATTACTTAAGTGATGCTCAAAGAGAGATTGCTAATTTTCGTCCAGATTCTACTGCTACACACGCAAATGTACTATTAGCAACTGGCACTGAACAAACAATACCTTCCGATGGCTTACGTTTATTAAATATTGTGCGAAATATGTCTGGTACTGCTAGTGATGCAACGGGCGGTAAAGCTATACGTAGAACTGAATTTGAAGCTATAAATAGTGTAGACCCTGATTGGCATGACCCTACAGCTACGGGTGATGCAGCTCATGGTACAGTAGTTAAGCATTTTATGTTTGATCCTAGAGACCCTAGGAAATTTTATGTTTACCCTGGAGTATCTGGTAGTGCTTATATAGAGGTAGTATATTCTAAAAACCCTACTAGTATTGGGTCTAATACTGACTTAATACAAGTAGATGATATTTTTGCAAATGCCCTTATGGATTTTGTAACGTACAAAGCTTATTTAAAAGATGCAGAAGCTGGTGGTGGTTTACAAAAAGCTACCGCTTACTTTAACGCTTTTCAGATGAGTTTAGGTACTGGTTTTGCTCAACAAGAATCAAATGCACCGCAAGCGGGGGCGATGAGAAACAATGGCTAGTTTTGAAAGTTTAATAAAAGATGTATTGCCCTATGTTCCGGGTTGTCCAGATTCTTTAATTAGAAATAACTTACGTTCTGCAACCATAGAGCTTTGTGAAAAAAGTAAAGCTTTTACCTATGACCTAGACCCAATAACTACAATATCAGGCACATATGAGTATGAGTTTGATCAACCCAGTGGTACAGATGTACACCAAATATTGTGGGCTACTTATGACGGGGATGATTTAGACCCTATTAGTCCAAGAAGTTTAGAATTAAATTACCCAGATTGGCGAGATAAGTCTGGAGTACCTGCTGTGTACTTACAAAAAACACCGGATACCTTTTGGTTGGTGCCAGTCCCGAATACAAAAACTGTAAATGGTTTGCTCTTGAACGTAGCCTTAAAACCTACTAGGACTACTAATAGTATAGATACTAATTTTAGTAATGATTATCGAGACGGGATTATATATGGTGCTATTTACAGATTACTAAGAATACCAGGTAAAGAGTGGACTAATCCACAAGCCTCAGCTGATTATTTTAATCTATTTCAAAACCAAATAAATGATGCGGAATTGAGAGGTAGAGGCGGAAACATTGGTGTAAAAAGAACAGTTAAATATAAAAGTGCAGGTTTATCCCCAAGGAAGAGGTATGGACGATATGGCAAAGAGTTGGACTATTAATGGTAAGGTCTTTGAGTACATTCCTTTAGAGGATGTTAAAGTTGCTTACAACACAATAGAACCGGACCTTAAAAAAGTAGCTCAAAAGTCATACGCGGATTGGATACCAGCCGATGTATATGCAGCATTGCGAAAAGGCAGTTCTGAGTTATACATGGCTTATGAGGATAAATACTATGCAGGTTTTGTTATAGTGTCAGTTTTAGATGATGCTGGAGGAGAGAAAACTTTATTTATTTGGGTTGCGTATAGCAGACCCGGGTATAATATAATAAGCGCTGGTGTAGAGTTTTTAGAAGGTCTAATACAAAACACTAGCATAACAGGAATGGAGTTTCATTCCGACCGACCTGGATGGAGTAGGGCGGCTGAAAAGCATGGATTTAAAGCAATAACCACAGTTTATAAAAAAGAGGTATAAATATGGGTAGTGGTCCAAAACCAGCAGATTATCAACCAGGTGAAACTGAAAAAATTCAATCTGCTATAGCAAAAGCTGATCAAGACTACTTTGAGAGAACTTATGACCCGTTATTGAGGGAAATGAGAGATGAAGCTCGTAGTTCTAACAGACAACAAACTCTACGTGGTAGAGCTCAAGCCGATACTATGCAGACTTTAACTGGGCAACCTCTTGCTCCCGGGATTACTAGTGCAGTAGACAATGCTGCAAACATGGCTTCTGGGGCTATTGGACAAATGCTTTCTGCAAATGTAGCAGCTAAAAATGTAAAAGACCAAGAGAAAATGAATGTATTAGGCATTGCTCGTGGGCAAGCCGCAGATGCTGGTAGTGCTTTAGCACAAGCGTCTAAGTTAGAAACATCTGAACGACTTGCAAGAGCGGCAGAAAAACAAACAATAAGAAGAGCAAACAAAGCCGCGATAGGTAATATAGCTAACACGGCTTTAAAAACTTATGGTGGTGAATATGTAAGAAAATTAAGAAAAGAAAATCAAGTAAAAGACCAAACCGCTACTATGGGCGCGACTGATTTAGATATATACACTAGAGGAGGGTTTCCGGCATAATGGCAGCTTTAGACTACAGTTTTTTAAATACCATGAACATTGGTGGCGAAACGGGAGGAACTTTCTATGGTTTTACTCCACCCCCGGTTAAGACTGCTTTTGACACAACTACTAAAGAAGGACAACAAAGTTATTTAAAAAATGAAAGAAGTAAATTAGGGATTTCTCCTTCTAATAACCCAGATTTTGATTATGCTGATGTTGCAGTGAGGCAATACGGTAGATACATAAATGAGTTTCGTCCTTTTGAAGAAGAACTATTACAAAGCAGAGATGATACCAGTCTTGTAGATGCTGTGCCAGAAGATGTAGCACAACAAACGCAAATTGCAGAAGACGTTGCTAGACGTAATAGAGAAAGGTTAGGCATGTCAGAAACTGCTGCCTTAAGACAAGGTAGAGAAGCAGCTAGCCAAAGAGGCGAAGCTTTAGCACTGACAGGGGGTTTAAATAACGCTCGACTAGCACAGTTAGATGCAAATAATAGAACCTTAGCTAATTTAATAAATATTGGGCAAGGAGTTAATAGAAGTTCTTTACAAGGGTTAGGCACTGCTGCTCAAAATGATGTTAGTAGACAGAATGCTTTTACTCAAGCAAGGGCACAACATGCAGCCCAAAATAGGCAGATTGCAGGCGGTATATTAGGTACCGCAGCAGCGATAGGCATAATGATAGCGATGGCATAAAATGAGAAACGACGACGATTTAAATAATAATTTAGGCAGAAGCCAATATGTAAACCCTTACAGCTCTGGTGGTGAGCAGTACAGGGATATGACTACGAAGGAGAAATTTTTAGGTTTCTTTGACCCTCAAAATAGGATGGGCAGAGTCACTGAGAAAAAAGCCTCTCAAATAGAAGCTAACACACTTAATTTTATTGGTGGTATCCAAGATGATGCTAAGGACGTTTTTGACGGATTAATAAATACCGACTACGACAGTTTACCAAATAAAGCAGCTTTTCGAGATGCAGAAGCTTTTGAGTTATTTAAAGACAAGTTAAGGGACAAAAGAAGTTCCCAGTTTGGCACTATGGATGTCCAAATTATTTATAATGCCATAGGAGATGAGGACGCTATATTAACAGCGGCGAGAATGCAAGATAGATTAGGTAATTCATACAAGTTAGCTGGCGAGGGCAAAAGAATAGATTTATTTAGCTCTGAGTATGGTTATAACGAGTACGGATTCTTTACAGTTATAAACCCAGCTATAAGGTCTATGAAAAGAGGAAAAGAAGGAGATTTTTTCTATTCAGCGGACATAACTAGTGATGGCCGACCTATAGCAGACATGTCGGAAGAAGAGTTGCTTGCAGACAGAGAAAAATTAAATTCAATAATTACAAATTCTAAAGGGGAACGTATACCTATTTCTTCTTTTCTAAATAAAGGATTTACTATCGCTTACGATGATTTCTTATCTACAAGGCCTGGTTATGAAGCTGCTGAGCGTATAGTTAAAAATAACGAAAGAGCCATTCGTGGGGACCAAAGAAGGGCCGACGATATAAAAACTGTATTAGATGAAAATGCTAAAAGAGAAGATACTCTTATAAGTCTAAAAAACATAATAGAAGAAGACGAACAAGCTCAAACAGATGGTTTCCGAGCAGGTCCTGGTATAGAAGGCTCTGAAATTACTGGTTATGATTATAAATATTTCTATAGCCCTTCTGCTGGTGGACCAGTTCCTATCGGGCAGTTTACTGAGCAAATAAAGAACTTAAGTGGAGAGGATTTAAAAAATGCAATTAAGAATATTAATGAAGAAAATTCTAGACAAACTAATATAATGTCTGGAACGATTGCACAAGCAAGAAGAGAGAGTGCAGGGGGACGTAGTGGGGATATGAGCTTACTAGATGGACTACTTGTCTATCCAGAAGGTTCTGTTTATGGCATGGATGCCGAACAGTTTGGAGAGTTCTCTTTAGCGGAACAAGAAAAATTAGCGCGCGACTCGAAAGCTTTAAGTGATGCTAATACTCAAACACTTGCGAAAAGCGCAAGAATATTTGTAGCGGAACAGATAAGAAGACAAAAAAATTTAACACCAGAGGACGATGGTGTAGCTACTGCAGACCGAACAGGTAATGTACAAACCGTTAGAGATTTCTATGACCCTGATAAAGAGGGGATATCTCATGCAGACTTAATAAAGAGATTAGCCTATGACCCAGA